TTCTAAGAAAACTATCGACTGCCCAAGATGATGTGGTTACTTTGCAACCAAAACCGAATTGTCCTGTGAATGGGTCAAAAACACCGCTCTCAGCTATAGAATATGCACAATTATTACCTGTTGGGCTTACTACTCTGAATGCGCCTGAGGGGTCTACGAATTTCAAATATCTAACTCCACCTATGTCTATTGTAGCATCCTCAAATATAGGATTAGTAATATCACCTGCCAATCGCCATTTACACGTTGCGTAGTTATTGCAGTTCTCATTAGGTTCAGTACCATTTGGTACACAGCATATTTTACCTCTATTTGAAATCCAATAAGTATTCCCGCCGTATGTCATAACCACGGGTCTAGCATTGCGTATAACTTCAGGTAATAAGAAATATTGATTAGTCGGTAACGAGACTACTTCATAATAATCTAAAGGCACACCATTTCCATAATCTTCAGTTTTACAGCACTCTGGGTGTACATATGGGGTCTGATATCCTGATGGCACAACAGTAGTCCCTTCTATGTCAGTCAATTCAAATTCATATACATAATAATCGTCTTCTGATATTATAAGATTAGACCCTGTTTGAACTGGCTTATCACATACAACGGTTGCCGCAGAATATATTACATCTATTTTGAGGCTGCTATCATTTGTCGCAATATCACATCCACAAGCTGTGAATTCATCCGTGGGTTTAGGGTCTGGAATTACATTTGTTTCCAATACTATACAGTCTGCGATATCAAAACCTTCACTGCTTAAATCAACAAACGTGCTCCCAGTATAGTTATTCAACGTGCCCTGATTATAGTTCGTGAACAGAGTTGTCGTACCCGTCAATATTGTCTCATCTGTTATCGTAACAGGTGTGAAATCAGGTATAAGCCCTCTGAATTGATCAATATAAGCCTTTCCACCATCATACGGTCCGATATGCGGATTATTACCGTATAATTTATATACGCTGGCGTTAGGGCCACCAGTCTCTTGATACCACCCACCATTCTTTTGAAAGTACATGTCAGGTGTATCCGCAAGTGTCTTAGGAAACCCTTCTGAGTCTATGTTATATAGCGATAAATCGCCATCTAAACCATTCAATTCTATTGCTTCTTGTACCAGATTAGCATCTAAAGGTTTTTCAGCAACATATACATGTTCATTAAACACCATCAATCCTGATGGTGCGCCAATGAATTTTGTCAAGAATTCTAAAACCTTTCTATGGCCTTTTGATTTCCATATCCAAGGTGAATTCATTATTATCCTACGCCACATTTCATACTCAGCCTCAATCGGCGTGTAACCTCTGGTGAATCCAGAATACGTACTTCTAGACGTAGATATATAGTTCTGTAACAGATTGTTCTCCAATATGCTGCTGACCAAATCCCACCCTATTGTTCTGGCAATATTCTTAAGAACAATATCAGGCGTATTATTTATCTTATCATATGTTACAGTATTAGCAAACGCTATACCGTCAATATACCGTTTAATGTCATCATAAGCCCTACCATAGATTCGCAGGGTCTTTTTCATTTTATCGTCAGTCGGTTCATCGTCACTTAAATAAGTTACAGCTACTGAGTCGAAATCACTGATAGAGTCACTAGTTAGGAACCTGACAATCAAATCAGACCTACTTATATCGGTATTATCAGCGATTTCAATAAGTTGTTCCACATACGTTCCATAATCGGAAGTATCGTAATCCAAATTATAACCATCGGTAGTGGGCCAAGTCAATGTTGTGGTCTGAAATAACTGTGTACCGTCATCACCTTCCACAGGATATCTTAATGTAACAGTATACTGTGGTATTTTCAAGGTATTCAATAAGTTACCTTCAAAGTCATTAAGACCGTTGAAAAATAAATCTCTTTGTGTTTTGTTTGGTTTTATGTGATATATCACATATTGGTCTGTGGTGTTACCCGTATTACTAAATGGGTCGCCTTCTACTACTACTGTCAACGAGCCAGAATTGGGTTGTGATAGTGGTATAAAGCCCGTTACAGGATATTCAACACCGTTAAAGTCTACTACATACTCTCCATAATTGACAGTTAGATTACGTAGGCTGTTACCTTCGTTAAACGTACCCAATATATTACCGTTCAATAAGTAATTTATACCGTATTGGTTGTTTATAGACATATACGGCACGTTGAACGTAGCTAGGTCTGAAATCGGGTCATACTGATAATTTGTTACCGTATATGATATTAATTCGGAACCATCTGTAAGGGTTACAATCGGATTCATATATATTGACGCTGGCCAATTTATTATGATATTTTCCAAAGAAACCCTTATGAACTCTGTGGCTGAGCCGAAATAAGCGTGTGTCAGTAAACTAGACGGGTCTAATCTTAGTATCGCGTTTGCGTTCTCGTCCAATAGGGATGAGACGTTAGTTTCATTGACGCTAAGATCATTTAAGGTGAAGAACTGACTATATGGCCCTAAGTTGTAGTTAAAACTACTGGATGGGTCGATGTTGGTAGTGACAACAAAATTACCAATCGTGTACAGCGGTGAGCCACCATTGGAGGCAAACTGATTACCCACCAGATCTGGCGAAAAATTACGGTATTCTATTGAATTATCGTAAAAAATCTTTTGAGCATATCCAACGATTTTTATTCTTGGGTTATTACTCATGTTAAGACCTTATTTAATTCACCTATAATATCACCAGTATACGGGATACGTATTAAATTAATCCCATTTTTAATACAGAACTCATTTTTAATATTATCCCTACGTTTACAATCTTCATAACCACTTATACCACCAAAACTATTAATAGGTTTAAAATGTTGTATTCCATCATACTCAATACATAAATTATAATCAGGTAAATAAAAATCGAATTGTAATTTCCTCACATCGTGACACCCATCAAACGCATGCTGTTGTATATATTTTATACCATTCGCTATTAAATACCTACGAATACCTTTCTCGCCCTTCGATTCTTTACATATAGGGCAACCTTGCCCTGATAAATGATTAGCTGGTCTCTGTTTAAACTCACCGTGATTCGGGCATATCACACTAACCTTAGTGGTTCTACGACTATAATCAACCAATGAATAGTCATATCTATCACCGTGAACATTTTTACACTTCTCAATAAATTCATTAGTGGTAACATTATTATTACCTGCGCAGTTAGGACACCCATTACCAAATAAATGTCTACTAGGTTTTTGTTCAAATTCCCCATGTGTTGGGCATACGATGGTAATTTTATTAGAGTCTTGTTGTTCACCTAAAACCACTTTAATGTAATCATATTTATTATTATGAACTATATTACATTTTTGTATAAAATCTTCAACCGATTTACCCCTACCAGCACAATTTGGGCAGCCATCACCACGTAAATGGTTATTTGGGCGCTGTTCAAATTCCCCGTGTATCGGACATATTATAGTTACAGGAGTTAACGACCTTTTATAGTTTGACTTAGAATAATCATACTTATCATTATGAATTTTACGACTTCTAATTATAAATTCATTTATTGTTAATTTAACCTTACCAGCACATCTAGGGCAACCACTACCATTTAAATGGGATTTGATTGATTGCATAAAATCTCCGTGTTCAGGGCAACCAATTATGACTTTAACAACCTTTGTTATATAAACAACCTTGCCATAATCATATTTAGCCCCATGTACCCTTGATGCATCCACCAAAAACCCCTCCATACTTAATCTATTATAAGCGCCCATGTTATTAAATATACGTTTAAAATAAAAACTATCAAAAAAAATTAATGATTTTGTGCCATTAGATGTCAGTTATATTATCAAACGTTTTGCTGAAATCAATGTTATTACGTTCCTCTCTAATTTCAAATAAAGGTACCCCTGTGAACTGATCTTTAATCTCATACAAGTTGTACTGTTTGTAGATATCATTATTGAAATTATAAATGGTGTAGATACCGTCTTCAAGACTTTTGGTCTGATTACCGAATAATCCATAAGCCAACGTCTCAATATCATGCTCAACCATCTCAATCTCAATCATCAAAGGATTGAAATAAGTGTTGGTTATGATAATCTCTTGGTTAGGTTGGCCTATGAATGGTAAAACATTGGGTTTAACGTTGGTAGTTGAACTAGGTGATACCGTGCAGAATACCAAAGTTGAGTTATCGTTGAAATTATAACGTATGGCTTTTTGACTGCTGTTGGTCAGATTCTGGTTAACTGGCTCAGCTCGGTTGTTAGATGTCACTATCTTAAAGAAGTTTCGTATCTTAACATCAGAAACGTTGGTATTAGTATTCAAATACTCAATTCTATAACCGATTAAATTATTATTCTCAAATTTATTCACATGTTGTTGTGGTATATCGGCCAAATCAACCAATATTCCTTTGATATCTGGGAAAGCTGATAACACACCACAGTCAACAATTCTTGTCCTGATTTCAACAGGTTTAATCAT